GGACTGAATATAAGAGTCCATAGGTTCGCCGTCAGCATCGACACCAACCTCGTGCTGATAAAGGTTTCCGTTGTTGGGGTTGCCTGCAACGGTGTCGGAGTACTCGTACTCGGCAGTATAAAGCCCAGTAGGGTAATCCCTAAGTGGGGTATCCATCCATGCCGTGCGGCCTAAATTGCCAAAGAACCAGAGCTGTTGAAAGTGGTTATAGACCACATAACGATTGTTCCAGTTGGAGTCGGCGCTGGGGTAGAACCACCAGATTTCATTAAAGCCCTCGTTAGTGCCCGAAACAATTTGATCGGCCTGAGCAAAGTTAATGTCTTTGTAGACGTACTCTCGTACCGTGCACGGGAGCGTTTGGATCTGACCGGTGTAGACGTAGAACTTATCCGTGCCCATCCAAAAGGTCATATTATTAGCTGTTGCCGCCGCCCGTGGGCTAATGATCGAAATGTTATCGCCTAATTGTTGCAGTGCAAACACATCGGTCGTGCCCGTAAACTGAAGCGAATACAGGGTCGTGTCGGTGAATGTCAGAATTTCTTGCCGTGTTGCCTGCGTTGCAACAATCTCCGAACCCCGTGAAACACGTAAAAAGCCAGCACTGCTGACCGCACCACCCGGCGTTGTGCCTGTGGGGTTCCAATACTGAGGCTCGTCTTGGCTGGCCCAGCGGATCAGCAGGGGGTCGTAATCTGTGGACAAACCGCCAAAAGGCTGGCAACCAAAGGCTAAGAGGTGCTTGTCATTCTGGGAGACTGTGACCTGCATAGCCAGTGTGGGGACGGAATCGGCGCCGCTAAGGTCCGATAAAAGAATCGCCCGTGTATCAAGCGCCGTGCCAGGGGCTACAACAGACCCCCGCTCCCAGTAATAAATTGGACCCCTGCGGATATTAGCAACCAGATCGTTGTCAAAGTTATCCATGAACCAGTCACGTTGAAGCAGATCAATCGGGGTTGAACCGCTAAGACCCCAGCCGTAGTTACCGTTCCAAGGTGAAGAACCCCAGCCATACCCAGCGGTTGTAGCGGGGTAGCCAGGGTGAATCTGGCACTCAATATCAATCGAAGAACCGCCCCCAGCCGCTACCGTTGACGAGGCTGCCGTAGTCACAGTAATTGTAAAAATGTCGTTGTCCACCCTGGTGACCACGTGCTCGGCGTTAATCTCAGCATCAGGCACCCCACCAACATCGCCAGTTACCCCAGAAATCGTGACGTAGTCCCCAGACAGGCAACCGTGGGCTGTGACATTGATTGTGACTGTGGTTGAGCCGCTGGTTGTTTCAACGCAGTCGTCGGTGTCTGGCGTAGCCAGCGTAGCCCGTAGGGGCGTGATGTCATAAAACTGTCCACCGACTTCGATATAAAGCTTAATGTCGGTGCCTACGCCCAGGAAGTTGTCGGTAAAAGAAGTGACCCAGTTCCAGACCTGGCGACACACGCCAATAAAGGGTTCGCTGGTTGTTTTCTGCCAGCCGCCTAATTTCTGAGGATACCCGGAGAAGAAGCGAATCTTGTCGCCATCCCACCAGCCGCCCTCACCACTATAGTTTGTGGTGTCTCGGTTGATTCCAGGTTTGAAATTAAGCTTTAGAAAAGGCATTAGGCTACAAGTCCAGGTAGATACACGGTTTTACCATTTTGTTTTGTAGCAGTCATCACCTGGTTCTTAAGGTCGTTGGGGTTGTAGCTAACGTGCACCCACCCCGAATCAGGTATGCCCGGTGTGTAAAATTCTAATATTAATTGGCGGAATTGGCAATTGTCTGCGATCCACTGGGCAAGGTCAGCATTAGCGATGCCAGGAATCTCGATGTCGGCTGCCATCCCCTTGCAATGGTCCGATGTGGTACTGCCGCCCACCTTGGCATTAACTAGGGGGTGCCTGTAACCCGAGTTCACCTTGACTCCCATACCGTAGTAGCCACGCACTTTTTGGAGAACTTCTTCGCAAAGTACCCGCATGTTGTCAATTTCAGAACTTGTTGGGGTGTTGTCCATACCAAAGCGCAAAGCCGTCTCGGATTTGGTCATCTCATGCAGGGTAAAGTTCTGGGTCAGGTTCATTTAATCACCTTTCTTAACTCTTCTGCCTTGTCTTTACTGCCCATGCTGGAACCAAAGTAGTAGCTGGCAATCTGGGTTACCAAAGCGCTTAGAACGCCTAAAACATAAATCAAGATGTCTTTGCCTTCGGGGGTAACGTCCACAAAAATGATGACCACGAATAGGGCAAAACTGAGGCCCGTAACAGAAAGAGCCAATACTGGAGTGATAATCTTGTTAATGAGAGGTGCATATTCAGACATTGCGATTTGAGCTTCTCGTTGTCTGGCTGAGTCCAAGTCTTTTGCATACAGTTCTACCTCCTTTAATTGCCCGTCCTGAGCAAGTTTAGCAAGGTCAAGTTTTGCTTTGGCGGCAGCTTCAGGGTCAGGCATAACCCGATCCAAAACCTTTTCACCAATACTTAAAATTGTGTCCAAACCGATCATGTAGGTTTTCCTTCAGGTATTTTTATGCAGGTTGTTCGATAGGCTGTTACGTTATCGTCAATTTCAAATAACCTTGATATGTCAGAGTTTCGTAGTTCACATACGGTTAGGGTTGTGATCTGCCTGTCCACCACAAAACGACATTCGCCATTCAAAAGGCAGATAAAGGCAACCGCAATAAACATTACTTTGCCCCCATGCTAATAAGTTCAACCGCCATCCACAGAATCGAGATCACCCCAGCCGAGCCAGCAATAATTAACCCGCCTGTAAAGCAAGCTTCAAAGAAGGCCTGCTGGCGCATACGCTGGTCTTGAATAGCTTTAATGCGTTGCTCACGAATCTTGCGCCTAATGTTGTAGAACTCCCGCAGACCGTCCATACCAAGATGGCAAAGGCCACCGTAAAGGAACTGGTGCCGAATGTCTGCTTCCATTTCACGCATCTTGACCTTAGCGGCGTAGGCATCGAAGGCTTGCTTGGTGTCGTTACTGAAGTCGAGCTTCTTAAATAACGGCGGTTTCTTAGGCTTGTCCGATACCTGCTCTAGTACATCAGCGGCTTGCGCCCACGCAGACAGTTGGCTCCAAACATCGGAAACCTCCCTGCCTACTTCGACAGCTTTCTTGATGCCACCCCATATCGCTGAGATTGTGGCTAATGCGGTTATCGGGTCCATTATGTCTCACAGTCATTGGGCCTATTGATCTCAATGATCGCAAACTCTTCGTTAAAAGTCATCACACCCAAGCAAGCTATGTTCCAGTCCGGTCCAGACTGTTCGCTCCACGAGGGGACGTTAATTCTTACGTGTCGGGCTAGGTACTCATGCCCGTTTTCAAACACGCGCCAGACATGTTCTGACGATCCTCGGCCCGGTTCTCCTGCGCTCTTGTTAAAGCGAATCAGGTATTTATTCACTTGTCGTGTATAAAATTGGAGATGCAGTACCGGCCCAAACCTTTGCCACAGTCTTCAGGCTTCATTGTTACCTCAGTCACCTCATGCTCGACAACCCCAGGCATGATGTAGGTTCTATTAAACCACGGTTCAAAGGCATAGCCATACTCTGTTAAGACCAGATCCCCACCCTCAAAAGCCTTGGGCTGCTTATACAAATACGTTACCGCAGTCAACAATGAGAGATCTTTGTGTGCTTTATAATGCGATTCATTTTCATAATAGCTAACCAAAGTATTGTCGCTATTAGAGAATTTTAATTGCTTCAAAATAACGCTTGGTTTGTCTAACTGTATGTTAAAAATCTTACGGTTAAACTTTAAAACATTTGAATACCTACGATCTAAGTATGCGTCGTCTAAAAAAATACCAGTATTTTTTTTCTTGGGTTTGTTATTCTCATCTACAGCACTATTTGTTTTATCTGGACCCAACAACGAATCTGACAGAGTCCAAAAATCAAGCTCTAAAAATATGAGCCGCAGCTCTTCTTCTGTGTAGGTGTTGTCAATAATGATGTATTCAAACGGTTCTCTGCACAGGGTTACTTGCAAGGGCTACTCCGGTCGGGTGGGCCAAAAGACCTCGTTGGGGTAATCAGGGTTTAGCGGGATTTCCTGGAGTTTCCTGCGGTACTCCATCCAGGCTTGGCGCTCTGCTTTGGTTTGGCTAGCGTTATCCGCAGCGACCATTGGCAATGACTCAGCTAAAAAGTGCGCGATCTGGTCATCAACAATCTTTTTAATGTCAACAACAGGCTCGGGCACATCGACCTCAAACCAACCAAGGTCTGCGTGTCCAGCCCAAGACAAATCGCCTAAGCGGTCAAGTGAACCCTTCAGGCCAAAAATATTTTTCCAGTTATCTGGAAGATCCTGCGGCTCATTTAGAGCTTCGCCGGTTGACAGTTTTTTTAGTTGCCATTTTTTCATTTTGCTTTTCCTTTAATGCTTTGACTGAATCACCGCCGTCACCGCCAGACATATAAACGACATTTCCACCTTCGTCCAAAGCGACCTTGTTGTGTAACAAACCATCTTCTTCTCCAACCATCAGATTTGGCGCACCATCAGCCTTGGTATCCTGCATAAAGATTTTGGCATCGTCTTTCTCATTAGCAAATTCTTTAACATTTGCCAGGATGTCCATGATCTTTTTGGCTTCCTCATCGTTGTAACCTGATGCGCCAAGCTGCTGAAAGACCGCCATATCGTTTACAAAAGGCACATGCCTATTGAGGTGCTTCTTCTCTGCCTCGGAAACTCTCCAGTCACGCCAGCTTGCAAAATCATCTCGTGGCTTTAGGGCAATATGACATCCGACATTGGCGGCTAACTGATTAATTAGCTCAATTACTTCGCATGGTTGCATGACACACCACAGGTGTCCTGCGCCATCTCCACGCATCATAATCTCAGCGGTTCCACCAAAAGCTGTTCCTACAGTTATGGACCTTGCTCGGTTGCGATTACTTTCCCGGTTCTCAAGATCCATTTCTGCTTCCATTTGGCGCAGCTTTTCAAGGCGCTGAACCTCGATGGCGTTTTCAGTTTCACGGATTTTTTGAATGGCTTCAGATCGTTTCATTTTGGATTGAAAGTAAAGTGAAGGTGGCCTATTGTAATATCGTCATCTGTAGATACGCATTGGAATGGTTCGGCAAACTCAATCTTGTGGTTTAAATGCGACCCTTGAAGATCAATCCATTTCCAAGGAATCACACCAAAACAGCCCCAATCAAACCCCCAGCCTTGCCCATCTTGATCGTACAGAGTTCCGGTTTTTTGAGGTGTAACCGCAATCCAATAAAGATCAATTAGCGGCCGATCATTCTCCCATCGGCGGGAGACTACAAGCTCTCTTATTCCCGAACTCAAACCATTGTGCATCGACTGCGAAAACAACATACGCAAATCATCGTTTGGAAGAACAAAGCCTGGGTCGCCAACATAATAACTACCAGGCTGAAATATTATTGCGGATTCCATGATATGACGACTTGACCCCCTGGAGATGCAACGGTAATTGGCGTAGGCGATCCAGGAGTTACTGGTACGCAGTTATATGTTACAGGTGTAGCTGCCGACCCAGAAGGGGTGGGTGAAGTTCCACCTGCATTTCCGGCGTTCCCTCGACCACCTCCACCACCTCCACCTCCGGCACTAGCATAAGGGGGTTGGGTTCCAGGCACGGGTGAACCAGAGCCGCCGCCAGCACCAGCTCTAAGTGCCTGCGGCCTATCAGGAGCAGGGTTAAACTGAGATAATAAATTTCGAGTACTGGCAGAATTAGGCATTGGGCCTTTTAAACAAAAATTATAATCAAAATTATCCAATAGCGAGACGTTAATTCCAGACCTACCTTGACCGCCCTGCCCACCACCAGACCCGCCCTGAGTGTTAACACCAACCCCTGGATATACTGTAGGGTTAAGGGGAAATCCCAAGCATGCGACAACATTACCTGTTCCCCCTGGGGCGGTTATATCATAAGGCGGTGCAAACGGAAAGGTAGCTCCCGTTGCTCCTCCATTAACCGCTCCAGCTCCGCCACCTCCCTTGCCACCGTAAGAAAAGCAACCTCCCGGTGGGAGTCGGTAATAACCAGCGCCTCCTTGCCCTCCCCCGTTACCCCCATTACCTCGACTCGCAGTCCCGGAGGGGGGGCCATTGCCACCTATAGTCCCGCCCTGTCCACCCGTTCCGCCATTGCCTGCGGCTCCAGCAACGCCTGCGTTTCCGCCTGCCCCGCCAGGAAAGGTATTACATAGTGCGGAAGAAGAGCAACCTGCATTGCCTGGTTGACCGGCTTGCCCAGCCGTTCCGGCTTGACCTGTTGAACCTGCCTGCCCACATCCAGGCCCTGGGCCTTGTCCTGCGTTGGGATTGCGTCCTCCACGAGCACCTAAAGGCGCTCCTGCTCCACCTACTGGCTGTGCAGGAGGCACATAGAGAGTGCCGGATCTACAAAACCTCATTACACTACCGCCGGCTCCTAAAAAGTTATGCTGTTGAGGCGCAGTTGCGCCGGACCCACCGCCCCCACCGGCCCCACCAGAACCGGGATTACCAGGGTTACCTGGGTTACCAGCAATACCAGGATTGCCTGTAGCGCCCTTGCCTGTAACGCTAACTATTTTTACTCCAGGTGGCACATCCCATGTACCTGATGCGTTGAATGTGACTGATCCGCCGGGTACTAATCCGCCCAGCGCACCGACTTTAGAGGCTCCAATAGGCATAGCAAACTCCTACTTTATTAACGATAGCCCAGGCCGCTGGTCATATTTGTAGCCTGCACACGGGCCGTTTTGGTTAACATAATGCAGCATCATCTGCACGTTGATGTCTGTTTCTGTAGCGGGTTCCCGCCAATGCTTAATTTCACATCCTTTATACACGCAAGCGTCCCCAGGTTCAAGGGTGTATTCCGTTGGTTCACCGCCGGGAGTCTGCATCCAGACCGACCAAGGCTTGCCTACCGTAGCAATATGGCATGTCAAAGAAATTTCGCAAGATGGGCGGTCAACGTGCGGCGTAAGCTCTTCGCCTTTTTGATAAACCCGTGTAAAAGAGTACGAGGGAAAGAGCTTGTAACCGGTCACCTGTTCAACATGTTCCAGCTTGTCTGCAAGAATCATTTCAATTAATGGATCGGCGTAATAGCTAATCTTGCTGGCATCACCTTGACAACCACCTTGATTGTTTTCTGGATAACGCTTTAACGCATTTTCAAGGTAGCGTGACACAACCGATACTGAGTCAGGGTCAAGAAATCCTTTAACTAACACATAACCCTTGGTTTGAAAATCAGTCATAGCGTACCTTTTTTGTATTTGTTTAGAAACACAGGAGGGAGAATTTTGTTAAGACTTAAAAATTCTTTTTCACCAACCAAATGATTTGTTACCTTAACTTTTCTATCGGTTAGTGGGACCAAATGAACTATTGGCATTTTGTGTGCCAATTCTAATCTGTAGTTTTCTTTTCTTAGAAATAAATTTATGTTCACAGATGGTATGTATTTGCAGTTTACAACTCCATGCTGAATAAATAAATTACTAACTAACTCAGGGCAAACTATGTGATTCCAAAACGGTTCTATAAACAACAAATTTAAATCTTCTTTAGATTGGCACAGCCACGGCGGCAAAAGTTTAAGGTGGTGAAAATCATTGTTAAAGGTGTTGTTTGTAGCCTCCGCTGGATGGGAGGCGATGTCCGTCATATACCCACCCGCAAAATAATATCCGTATGTTTCTGTGGATACATCAATAACAAGGTCACTCCACATCGGAACAGTAAACGAGCGTTTAAAATATTCAGTTAGCCCGTAGCAATTTTTTATAGTTCCAGTATTAACATATTTGACATGCTCTTCAGGATGTTTAAAACTTTTGGGAGTATTTTTGAACCATGCCGGCATGCTTTTAATTGATGTTTGAATTGGAGCAAACTTGTGTGCAGCTATGTCACAAGTAAAAAAATCTACAACAATTTCTTTTCTTTTAAAAAAGAACTCAATCATAGTAAAACCACCCGGTAACGATGTACTTATGCGTTTCACCCAAAACCGGATTTCCTCGGTGAGCATGAGTATAAGATGCAGGCCAGAACAGCATAAGGTTTTCCTCTGGCTTAATTCTCAACTTTTGGTAAAGAAACTCAGTTTCACCACCCTCACCATCGAGGCCGTTTAGATAAAGCATGTAGACCACCACACGATTGGCTTGTGTGCCTGGCCCCTGTTCGCCATGCCAAACATGATAACCGCCGCCAGGACCGGTGCGTTGCATCTTCATTACGGTAGCCCGAATATTGCCTTGGTCTTGGAGAATTGAATATTTGCTTGAGTAGTTGTCATAACATTTTTGAAGGCCCTTAAAAAACATATCACAAGGGTCGCTATCAAATTCTTGATTCAAACCGCTTTCATTGATCTCCACCCACCTAAATGGTTCCAAATTGTGGTTTCTAAAATTTACCCCAATTTGAAAGTCGTCCTTGTGATGCCTATGTGCGTTTTCGCTTTGTTGGCGATTTGCGCCGACCCCGTCTTGTTCTAAGCGATTAAATTCATTAATGAGGTGTTGGCAGTACCCGGCTGGGAACAGCTCTCGATAAAACCCGACAAAGTCTTTGTGTTCAATATTCATTTAAATGGTGGCCCTGAGATCCATGCAACTAACGACTGACGATTCCCTTGCGTAACAGGCGTAACCTGATGCAGAGTCCATGACGGGAAAGCAACAATCAAACCTCGTTGTTTTCTCATTCTTGCAACATTTTTGTCGCTAGGCTGAAGCTCCAACACGCCGCCTTCGTAATCCACGGGGTCGGAAAGTTGAAGAACAATTGAAAGTTTACGGCAAGGTGAGGTTGTGTGTGGCCCCATATCGACATGCCATCCATACATGCCTTGCTCGGACCCATCGTAATTCGTCAGTTGAATCTGTTCGCCAAAGCCGGTGAGATCAAAACCAAAAAACTGAGCGTTCAAACTGGACACAACATGCCCAAGTGTTTCAAAAACCCATTGCGTTTCGCTATTGTTTGGTAACCAATGAAGGCCAGACCTGCGTATGTCTGGATTTACTCCGCCACCTCCTCCACCACCAACACCTGCTCTTTGTTGGACGTTTTTTGCTTCTTGTTGTAGCCAGTTAAGTTGCTGCTCATTAAACGCCCCTTCCCACCATGCAAACGGCTCTTGCGCTCGTCCGTAGGGGGTTAATATGTGTTGCATCAATTAGCTCTCTCCCTGCATCCCAAGGTGAAATGAATAAACTTGGTTGGTCGTTGTGACTGATTCATTGTGAACTGATGGGGTAGCCATGCGTTAAAAAACATGAACGTCCCAGGCAGCATATTGTTAAAGAATATCTTAGGCGTAGCAACCGTGACCTCTTTGCCTGTTGTAAAAAAGTCAGTCATGGCTTTGCCTTGACGGGGATCAGAGAAAATTGGAAAAGACCCGCCTTCTGGAGTATCCAAAAAATACAGGCCACACATCTGCGTATTGGGGTGAACATGCGGCTCATGTGATCCCCAGCAACCAAGCTCTTGCCCCCACATGCCCGAGGTGTAGAACTCATGGTGGTCAATAAAATAGCCCTGCTTAAGGAGAAGATCCGTAGCAGTCTGGCGAAAGTAATCCGCTAAAAAGGAAAGCTCTGGATCATTACCCATGTGGCTCGTTTGAACCACCGGGTAATTATTGCCTTGCTCTTGGTTAATCCGTCTCTGTTCTGCGTACCAACGGTCAACCTGTTTCAATACATGGCCTACCCACTCGGGCTTTTCTTCCCGATAAACAGCAGTAGCAAAGTAATGAAACTCGTTCAATTACTGGTTAATGTATGTAACGATTGAAGCGGCAAAAGTGGTTACGTCAGAGGCGGTAATGCCACGCTCACCCGTGGGCTTATTGCGGTCATTTTCCATTAGGATGGCTTGTGCAATACGCACGGCCTCCATTTTGCGGTCTACAGCACGAGCTGCGTTGTCAAAATCAAGTTGGGATTGTTGTTCAGCGGTAAGTGCCATTTCTAAACTCCTTTAATTAAATGGATGAAGCGTTCTTGATGGGGATTGAAACATACCAATTAGAACCTCCATCAACTGTGAAAAAGAACCATATATCTGTGGTGCTATCCGTGGTGGTCGGGCTAAGTGCGCCGTCAGCAGCCAAGAATGTACCGCCTGCTAGCGTTAAAGTAAACGGGCCACCTGTGCCACGGGTAAGAACCAAAGTAAACGATGTTGCCCGGTTTGCCGTAGCGTTTGACCCGGAAACGGTAAGTGTACAGCTCTGGTCCAAAGTTGCCGTAAAGACCGTACCGTTTGAAGCAGTCAAAGTGCTAGTTGCGCCCAAGTTACCTTTGGCGGTTAACTTATCGGAAAAAACTCCTGACATCCATTTTGTTGTTACAACCTCGCCGGTACCGTCTGGCGTAAGGGTCAAGCTGCCATTGGTGTCGGTCGTGCTGATTGTGTTGCCGTTAATATTGATGTTGTCGATGTCGGCTTCTGTAATGGCACTGTTCGTACCCAGGGTCGCACCGTCAATCGAGCCACCGTTGATGTCAGCGGTTGTGGCTGTTAGGTCAGGAGTCGTTAGTACGGGAATGTAGTCAATAGCAGAAACAACGTCTGTGCCGTTGTTGTAAACAATAACCGTTTTACCCGTAGGGATCGCCACACCAGTCTGGCCTGAAACCTTGATCGTGACCTGCTGGTCCGAGCCATTCTTAACAATATAGGGCTTTTGGACGGCTGGCACCTCAAGAACCGCAGCGCCACCGGGGGAACCCGTCAGGTTAAGGTAAATCGCCCGTGCATCTTGGGCAGCATTGGAATTGGTCAGGCTAAGCGTAATTGTCGTGCTGGACATTGCAACGTCAGCTTTACCGACAATCGACTGCTCAAGCGCCGTGCCAAGGTTGGTATTAGTTGTTACGCCCCAAGTACCCGCCTGCTCACCGGTGCCGATCAGTTCGAGTTTTAGGTTGGTTGAATATGTACTTGCCATTTTTTACCCCTAATTGCTGGTTGGAGTGACGTTCCAGTTGGCGTCGTCGTAGGTGTTAATGATTTCCCACAAAAGCCTACGAGAGATTTCATCCGCCATGTCGGCACTTTCCAAGATATTTGAGTTAAATACTACGACTGCTACGTTTTGTTCAGAGGCGACTGCTCCCTCTAATACTGGAATATTGAGTGTTGCAATTGTGCTAATCAACTCCGCACCGGTAGCCGATTCTGCAATGGACGCCGGGATCAAAATAACAATAGCCGAAACTTCGTCAGCACCTGTTGCAGATTCTACAACAGCGGTTCCAAAAAGAACACCGCCAGACGGCGCATCAGCCATGGCTGCGGCCTCAGATACTACGTTGCCAATCTGGATAAACGCCGATACCGTATCCGCCCCTTGAGCGATTTCTTGAATAATTCCACTAACGGCGTAACCGGAACTGTTTTGCACTGCACCAAGAGCTGCCTCAAGGACCGAACACTGGACATCAAAAAGTGCTGACATCTGGTCAGCCGCATCCGCTGCCTCAACAACAGACGTACCAAGCTC